GTTCTTTTTGCCTTCATCCCCGGCGAACAGCCAGAAAAGGCGATCAAGGCATTTGCTGATTTCATCGGCAAGTTCAGTCGCAAATAACAAAATGCAGGGTAAGGAGCGACCTGATAAACCGTAGCCTACAGTTGGGTGCAAGTCCCGACCCTGCGCCATTTTTATGTTTTCCTTCCTTGACCTGCTCCAGTTGGCCTTGCGGGTCTGGCTAGCGGTAAATGCCTCGAAACCCTTTCAACGACTCCATGAAATTGATCGTGAAATACTTCGGCTTAGTGTTGGCGCTACTGAGTCTGCTCTCTTGCAAATCGAGTCACTCGACCGCGAGCGCAGAGTCCTCTCTAAACTTGTCGGCACTTTACACACCGACCTCAATGACAAGTCTTGAAGGTGTCGAGTATCAGTTTGCGGAAGGTCGATGGAAAGCCACAGGTGAGAAACTCTATTCACAGGCAGCATTTACCCGCGCCCTAACCATTGGCAGGGCGCAGTGATCTTACCCATGCCGAAGCCGCCGACCATAACAGAACGCAAGCTCGGCAAACACGGCGCGCATGGCCTTTGCTGGAGTGACGGCACGATTGAAATCGACTCACGCCTAAAAGGCAAAAAGCGTATTGAAATTGTCTGTCACGAAATCATCCATCACATCGCGCCTGATTGGACTGAAGAAAAAGTTCTACGCGCTGGCCGCCTTATGGGCCACGCGCTTTGGAAACAAGGCTACCGAAAAACCGACAGCTAACAAACCGCATGACCAAAACCGAAATCGCCAGAGAATTCATCGCACGTTTCCCAGACGTGGAAAACCGCACGATTGCCCGTGTGATGTTTAAGGAAAAGCCAAAGGTGTTTCCGTCATTGGAAAATGCTCGAAACACAGTCAGACATGTTCGGGGAGCAAAGGGGGATCGTCACAAAACACACATCTCGAACAAAAGTGATTTTAAGCCGCTCGGCTGGCAGAAGAATATCATGCCGAAGACACAGGCGACCTCACGCAAGCCAATCGTTCTCGATGGTGCATTGAAGGTGCTGATCTTGTCAGACATTCACATCCCCTACCACGATGAGGTCGCCGTTGCCGCTGCCATCGCACACGGTAAGAAAAAGAAGCCCGATGTGGTTATCCTCAACGGAGACATAGGTGATTTTTATGGTGTATCCCGACACGATAAAGACCCGCGCAGATCGCTCTCCGACGAGCTTGATGCAATCCGTCAGTTCCTCTTCCACCTCCGCGCTCAGTTTCCCAAAGCCAGAATCCTCTACAAAATTGGCAACCATGAGGCACGCATGGAAATGTTCTTGGTTAAGAATGCTCCAGTGCTCCTCGGCGTTTCGGATTTCGAGCTTCCCGTGTTGCTCAAGTTTGACGAACTCAACATTGAGCTTGTCCCATCACTTACACTCATTCGGTTAGGCAACCTGCCAATTTATCATGGGCACGAATTGCCGCAGGGCATGTCGTCACCAGTCAATCCTGCTCGCGGCATTTGGATGCGGGTGCAAGAATCCCTCATCTGTGGGCACTGGCACAGAACAAGCGAGCACACCGAAAGCACAGGTCTTAACAAAAAGCTCTCGTCGTGTTGGAGCACTGGTTGCCTCTGCGATTTGTCGCCCGATTACGCCATCGTGAATCGCTGGAATCATGGATTTGTGTGGGTTGAAACCCAGCCAGACGGCAACTACGAGGTTACCAATCACAAGATCATTCAGGGGAGGGTTTACTAAATGGACTTTATCGGCATCTTTTGTGGTATCACGTTTGCCCTAGTGTCTTTTGGAGCACTCACGGTAATCGCTCTCTTTGTAAGCTGTGACCTAGCGGCGGAACAGGAGAGGAAACAAGATTTGGAGAACAAAAAGAACCGATGAAAATCATCTGCCTAGACCCTGGACACGGGATGGCTAACCGAAAAGCTCTCGTCTATGACTCGGGGGCTGAAAGCAACGGCTACACAGAAGCCGCCATCGTGATGGATTATGCCAACGTGCTGCGCCTAGAGTTGGTAGCCCGAGGTTTCAAGGTTGTGCGAACCCGAGTCGATGACAAAGACCCTTGCCCTGTGTCTCGCAGAGATGACATCGCTAAAGCCTACAATGCCGTGTGCATGATCTCACTCCACTGCAATGCCGCAGATGGCAACGCCAGAGGCACGGAGACTTTCTTCCGTGGCGAGGATGACCGAGCTTTTGCCAAAGTATTGAATACCGCCATCGTGAAGGCTATGGGGACTAAAGACCGTGGCGTGAAGACTGAAAAGGATTCACAGCACACATCTCTAGCCGTCATGGAGTTCGACAAGTGTTGGTTGGTAGAACTCGGCTTCATCGACAATAAAGAAGACCGCACTTTGATGCTTTCAACGACGACACGCCTTGCAGTTTGCAAAGCACTGGCGGATGCGATTGCGGCAAAGTTCGCTTGATAATCAAAAATATGAAAAACCCAATCATCGCCTTCACAGGTTTAGCTCAATCAGGGAAAACCACCGCAGCGAACGCCTTTATCTCAATCGGATATGATCGAATGTCCTTTGCCGAGCCATTGAAGGCAATGGTGCGATGCCTCACTAGTTGCACGGACAAAGAAGCTCGTCCGCCCGAGTTGTGTGGGAAAACTCTGCGCGAAGTGTATCAGACCTTGGGAACCGATTGGGGTCGCAACATGGTTGGTGGTGACATCTGGATTCGTGCAGGACGTGCTCGGCTAGAGACGCTGCTTGGCGATGTCGAAAGCGACATTATTCGGGGCATCGTAATAGACGATATTCGGTTCGACAATGAAGCCGAATTGGTCCGTAACATGGGGGGAGTTGTTGTAGAGATCACTCGCGCCAGTGCTCCTCAGATGGAACATGCTTCGGAAGCAGGGGTCTCTCGCGATCTGATTGACTACAGCTTTGCCAACGAAGGCGACATCGTGACCCTGCAACACCAAGTTCGGGATTACTTGCTAGTGCGCTGAAGACAGAGTAGGTTCTCCCTATATGGCACTCGCAAATTCCGCCTCCAAGCTACTGCCCGCTCAACGGGTTCCATTTACTCCGCTATCGACGGATGTTTTCGTTGTTGAGAATTTCAATGTCGTCCAGTCGCCCAACGACTCAATCCCTGTTTACGGGACACCGCATGATACCATCTCCAAGCTCAAGTCTTGGCCGAACCACAAGTTCTGCCTTCAGACGCAGGCAGACGAGCAAGGTAACTACCAGCGTTGGTATGTAGCTGACCAAGAGACGCAAAATCTTTACAATTACGAGATCAGCGATTCAGGGCAGTGGAAGTCTATCACACAGACGTTCATCATCCCGAGAGCAGACTATGTGGCGCTGCCTGCTAACCCTGCGACGACTTATCCTGCTCCCCCAAATCCTCCGATTGACACAACGGGGTATGCTATCACGGCAACGCAGGAACAGAAAATTGGCGAGCCAAAACTCGACAGCCTTTATGTAGCGGTCCAAGTGAGTCGGGAGAAGATCACGGATACGCAGACGCAGTATTCCGTCGATCTGGACACGAACCAGCTTCGCGGGGCAGTGAGCCAGAAAGTAGCCGCTGGCACACTAGGCACGGTGGTCGATCCTTCGGGAAGCTACAAAACTGTTGACCCGAGCAACTCACTTTGGTCCACGTCCACGACAAGAAAAGCCGCAGGACTAGCGGGCAACGCCAATCTTGGGGTGGCTTCGAGGACTCTCTTCTATCGTGACAACTACTCATGGCCGAGAGTTCTCAACTACATCTACATCCAAGCAATACTTTCCGATCCAAGCAATGTGTACTCTCCAGTCCGCACATATTCTTGGTTCCCTGTCTGGCTAGCCGATGCTTTTGATGGACCTTGCGACTACACCTTGGTTGAACGCTGGACCCTTGCAAAACCCGTGTTCAATGGGGATTCGGGCTGGAATACAGGCACGGTATGGGCACCCTCTACGGTCTATGCCCTTGGTGCATATATCACTCTTGTAGTTGGGAGTTCCCCAACCTACTAC